CAATCCTTGGTCTGGCCGGCGTGTCGCGCAAGATCCCGTTCTCGCTGCTGGACGGATCGACCGAGGGCCAGCAGATGTTGGCCGCCAACGTCTCCATTGTGACCGAAGGGGAGGTGGGTGTTGACGGCGCGGTGGCCGATGGCGGTTTCGTCTTCATCGGTACCGACAATGCAGCGACCGGTGAACTCTGGGAGCAGATCCACCAGGTGCGCGGGACAGACTACATCGTTACCCAGATCATGGGCATCACCCGGCAGTTTCTCGGCCGCAAGGTCACGGCCGACATGGCGGAAGCATGGATCAACTCCATCGCCTATGCGCTGCGCGACCACAAGGCCGCAAACCGCATCCTCGGCTACACGCCGAAGGGCGAGATGTTCCGCGCCGACCAGAACAGCCCGGAAGACATCCGCCTCGGCACCCTCAAGCTCGATATCGGCATCGAGCCGGCGCCGGTCTTCAAGCGCGCCGACCATACGATCCGCCGCTACCGTCCGGCTGTCGAAGCCCTGGTGGCCGACATCATCGCGCGGCTGGACCAAGTTTGATTGGTTTTCGCCCCGGCGCTGATCCGCGGGCTTAGCCAGCGGGCACTGCGCGGGGCGCTCCCTATCCCTGAAAGACTGTTTACTCCGCAAAGGACCAGATCATGGCCAATCCTTATCTCATTCTCGATTCCGTCGACGTGCGTCGCGCGGAAGTGGCAGGCTCGGGGCGTCCGCTCATCCTGCAGAAGTTCGTCATCCCGCCGGTGCGCTTCAAGACAACGACGCGCAGCGCCGGCGGTGGCGTGGTCGATATCGACTACATGCAGAAGCGCATCCAGCCGCTGGAGCCGGCGTTCATGGTCTTCGGTATTGACCCGGACCTGATGCCGAACCTTCGCGATCGCTGGACCTTTGCGGCGGCCATGCGCAACCGCACCACGAACAAGGCGGTCGCCGTCCGCTGCGAAATCGAAGGCGCCATCGTCGAATGGACGCCTGACGAGGTGGACCCGGCTGCGTTCAACGGCTGCAACCACCTCATCAAGGAGGTGACGCATTTCGAGCTTGCGATCGACGGCCAGGAGATCTGGTACATCGACGAGGACGAACGGGAAATCCGGCAGAACGGCGAGAGCCTGATGACGGATGTCCGTCGCGCCCTCGGTTCCTGAGGCTAGAGCGATGGAAGACGTCGACTTCTCCCATCTGGAGCCGCTCGGCGCGGCTTCGGAGGCCGGCCCGGCGCGGCCGGTCATCACCGTGACGCGCGATGAGAATGCGGGCGCACGTCAGCTGACTTTGCTCGTTCCGCTGCGCATCCAGGAGGCCGGCAAAAGTCGCCGTCTGACCAGAATCCGCATGCGGCATCCCAGCCAGTCCGACATCGACGCATGGGGCAGGGGCGAGATCGAGGGGCGGCGCGCCCTGATCTGCCTGATGATCGGCGAGCCCCCGGAGATCTTCGGCGCTCTGGCCTGGCCCGATGCTGCCGCCCTGCACCAGATGTTTTCCGACATGGTGCCGGACTTCATCCTGAACTCCGACATCTGAAGGCTTTCCCATGTCCCGCCTGACCGCGACCATGGTGGTCGATCTCACCGACAAGACCGGGGGCAAGACCCGGGCCATCATCGGCAATCTCGACCGGCTGAAGCGCGCCGAGCGGGATTATATGCTGGCTGACAAGGGTCTGCGGCTGTCGAACCGTGACCGGGCGATGGAGCGGCTGATGATGGAGCGAGAGCGCTCCATCGCAGAGCGTCAGGCCTCGATCATGGCCTGGGGTGCGCGGGCGGGAATGGCGACGGCGGCCCTTGGTTACGGTGCCGTGCAGGCCTATCGCAGTTCGGCGGAGCTTGAGCGCGAGATCGGGCGCATCGTGATCAATGCCGACAAGGGGCGGGACGCGATTGACCCGATCGTCAAACGGCTCCGCTCGATCGCTGACGACAATCGCATGCCGTTCGAGAACGTCGTTGACGGCTTCCGCACGCTGATTTCTTCCGGACGGGAACTGGAAGAGGCTTTGGAATTTCTGCCCTCCGTGGCGCTGACCGCGCAGGCATCAGGTTCGGCTGTGGCCGATATTGGCCTGACGGCTGATGCGGTGGCTGGCGCGCTGAAGGTCAGCGCCGGCGACATGCAGAAGGCTTTCGACCAGCTGGTGAAGGGCGGCAAGCTCGGCAAGTTCGAACTGAATGAGATGGCCCAGTATCTGCCGACGATCGCGCCGGCCTTTGCCGCCCTCGGTTACGAGGGAACCGAGGGCCTCGCCAAGCTGGTGGCCATGTTGCAGACTGTTCGCATGCAGACCGGTACGTCGGCCGAAGCCGCGACCAACTTCGAAAACGTCATCAACAAAATTTACAGCAGCGAGACCGCGCGCAAGTTTGAGAAGAACTTCGGAATCAATCTGCCGAAGGCGCTCGATGAGACGAGGAAGCGGGGCGGAGACGTCCTTGAGACCTTCCTCCAGCTGACGTCTGTTGCTACCAAGGGTGATCTCACCAAGCTCTCAATGATCTTCGAAGACGCACAGGCGCAGAAGGGACTTCGTGCGCTGATGATGTTGGGCGGCGAATACCGGAATTTTGTTGGGGAAATCAGGAACTCTTCGGGCACCGCGCGACAGGATGCAGGGCAGATTTTTGCCGACAGCCAATCCAATCTCGACCGGCTCTCCAACAACTGGAACACATTTGTTGACAATGTGGGGCGGGCCACGGGCACTGTTCTGAACCCAGTGCTCGAAGGCATCAACCAGAAAGTCAGCGATGCCGACGCGCGGCGCGCTGCGGTCCGTGGTGTCGACCCACGTGACCAGGTGGACATGATGAAGGAGTTCCACAAACTGTATCGCGAGGTGAACCCTGACACCAACCTGAACACGATCAACATGGCGTTCCGTGAGGCACTGGAGAAGGTCGGAAGAGGACAGGCCGCGACTGTGTTCGATGAGTTGCGCGCGGAGCAGGGGCGGCGCAGCGGCGGCGCGATCATGGACCGATATCTGACGGGTTCCGGTGGGCGGAACACTGGTTTGCAGGGCATTGGTGCCGGGCCTGCCACCGGTCGTGCGCCAATGCCGGGAGCGCGGCCGTCTGGTGCCAGCGGCGAGCTTGGCGGTAGTGCCGGAATACTGCCATATCAAGGCTACCCCTCGCGCGGAGTCTACGACCCGGCTCTCGTCCGGGCGCAAGGCGAGAATGCGCGGCAGCAAGGCGAGGCCGGCCGCTGGGCAAGAGAGGGTGCGGCTGGTCCCGGGTGGATCGACCAGCTCAAGAACCTGATCGTCGGCAGCGACGCCAGTCCCAAGCCTGTGACGTTGAGCGGGAGCCCCCAGGTGACGATCACCAACCCGCCACCGCGGCCTAACGTCAGCGTGCAGATGAGCGTCGTGATCAATGAGGCCCAGAACGCTGATGCTGTTGCTAACCAGCTGCGCGACCGGATTCATTCGGAGCTGAACGGCATGCAGGGACCGCTCGAATACGGAGGGCTTTGATCATGCTCTACATGCTCGGCGCCGTGGCGCTGGATACGAACCCGATCTCGGCCGACAGTGTCCAGCGGGTCTCGACCGGCGGACTTGTGGCAAAGCCCGTGGTGGGCGGGCGTCAGCGGAAAGAATCCACCGGCGAGGGAGAGGACGACATAACGATCACTGGTAGCCTGGTCCCGTCAAAGCTCGGTGGGCTCACAGCGCTCGAAACGCTGCAGGAGATGCGCCGTGTCAATGCCCGCTTTCCCCTCATGCGTGGTGATGGCTACCGTTTCCCGACCTGGTACTCGATCAAACAAATGACCGAAAGCCACGAAGATCTGACGCGGGACGGTCTCGGCTTCATCATCGTCTATTCGGTGACGCTGGAACAGGCCGACGAGCGGGCGGGCGACGGGCAACAGGTGATCCAGTCCCTGCTGTCGCTCTTCAACATTGCCGGGGTGCTTTGATATGGCCGAGACATTCACCGTGCGCGGCGAGGGGTTGACGGTCGATCTCATACTTTGGCGCAAATATGGGCTGCGGGGGCGCTCCCTGCTTGAGGCGACGCTCGATGCCAATCCGGGCCTTGGCAAGCTGGGGCCGGTGCTGCCGCTCGGCACGAGATTCAATATCCCCGATCTTCCGGCCCAGACGACGCCAGCCGTGACGCGCGTCTCGCTGTTCAACAGGTGATGTGATGTGGATCAACGGGATCAATTACGATCTGGCGCAACCGGCTCGCTGGTCGGTCGACTGGGGCGTTTCGGTCGGCGGCGATGATTTCACCGATGCCATGCGCCCGTACCTGATCGACATCAATGTGACCGACAAGGACGGCACGGCGTCGGACAGCTGTTCGCTGACTTTCGACGACAGCGACGGGGCCATCGATCTCGATATGGAAGGCAAATCGATCGAGGTGACGCTGAACGGCGTGAGCGTGTTTCTTGGCACGGTCGAGACGGCGCGCAGCCAGGGCTCGCGCGGGGGCGGGCGGGTCGTTCCTGTGACCGCCAAAGGCTTTGACACCCGGGGCAAGATCAAGGAGGCGCAAGCCTTCCACCTCGACGATGCGACACTGGGAGACTTTCTCGGGGAGGCCGGCCGGCAAGCCGGCATCACGATCGAGGTTGATCCATCGCTTGCGTCCATCACACGCGACTACTGGTCGGCGGATTTCGAGAGTGTTCTCGCGCTCGGTGAAAAGGTCGCCCGGGAGGTGAACGGCACATTCAAGCTGAGGGGGAACAAGGCTGTTCTCGTTCCCCGTGGTGGTGTCGCGCTGCCGACCGTGCAGGGAATCGTCGGGCCGGGCGGCAATGTCATCAGCTGGGATATTGCGCCCTTTACCGGCCGCCCGGCCTTCACCAAGGCGAGGGCACGCTGGTTCGACCGGAAGGCCGCGACGTTTCGCGAGGAAGAGGTCGAGATCGATCTCGGCCGCGATCTCCCCGAGGCCGCTAATGTCATCCGGATGCCGGCCGGCGACGCCGATCAGGCAAAGCTGCAGGCAGAAGGCCGCAAGAGCGAGGCCGAGCGAGAAGCCGGGGGCGGAACGGTCGAACTGGACCTCACGCCGGAAGCGCAGGCTGAGGCGCCTTTTAATCTGACGGGCGCGCGCCGTAGCGTCGACGGAATCTGGCGCATCGTTAGCGTCACCCACAAGGCCAACCGTTCAGGCGGGGCCATGACCAGCCTTGAGATCAAGGAGCCGGGGGCCGCGGCTGAGGGTAAGGGCCGCACTACGCCGCAGAATGCGACTGTCGAAACACCTGATGATGGCGACACGATCGTCGTGCTGCCGGACTGAACCTCACGACAAAGGATACCAGACATGATTACCGTCAAGGATCTGCTTGCCATCTCTGGCAAGCGGAAGGGTAATGCCGTGACCCAACAGGTTGCGGACGCATTCAACAAACACGCCGCCCGCTTCGGGGTGTCCCGCCAGAAGCGGATCTCGCAATTCCTGGCCAATGTGTCTCACGAAACCGGCGGGTTTACCCAGCTTGAGGAAAACCTGAATTACTCCGTCGCCGGGCTTCTCAAGACCTTCGGCCGCCACAGGATCAGCAAGGTCGACGCAGAGCGCCTTGGTCGCACGGCAAAGAGGAAGGCAGATCAGCGCGGGATAGCCAACGTCCTCTATGGCGGAGAGTGGGGCCGTAAGAACCTCGGCAACACCTCGCCCAACGATGGCTGGGACTATCGCGGCTCTGGTCCAGGCCAGGTCACAGGTCGCTCGAATTTCAAGAAGGTGCAGGATGAGACCGGTATTCCGGTGCTTGGCACGCCAGATCTTCTTCGTAGTGCGGAGACTGGCATGATCGCCGCGCTCACGTTGTGGCAGAAGTG